TTCATTATTGCCCCATTGTTTTGCCATAGCATCAGCGATGCCTTGATAGGTCGTGCTGCGAAGCTTCCACCGGTCCGCTGATGGCGGCAGGTAGTGTAAGCGCTCCCTCTGATTCTTAGGCAGCGCCATCATTTCATCCCTGACGTTGTTTGTCGCTACCAATGGCTGCAGCCCCTTAAGCCACAGGCAGGTCGCCTTCTGCTCTAAGTGCCCAAACATCCATGGCTGCACAACTTGCGTCTGCTTGGTCCCTCCAATGCGTTCCTTGGCATACTTGTGCATAATGGGGTTTTCGACAGCGATCATTGGGATGTCAGCATTCAGCAAAGCTTTGAAGAATGCCGCGCCATCATCAAGCTTGGCCCATCTCGAAGGGTCTTTGTGTAGCCACGTCACGCCGCTATTGGTTAGATACGTGCATGGCGGGTGCGCGATCATCAAATCCCAGCCGTCGCCGATGATGTCAAATACATCACCCTGATAATGCGGCCCAGCCTTGTCGGTCGGAAGCAGATCACACGACATGGCATCATGCCCCTTGGCAACAAACGCATCGCGCACGGTGCCGCTGTATTCACATGCTATTAAAACTCTCATCACTGTCCTACGAAGATTGTGGGTTGCGGGTCGTTAAAATCAAACAGATACCAGCAGCAATTATCTTTGCCAGCCGTATTTCCAAACCACTTCACCCGCCCCACCGATACAATTTTCTTGCAGTGCGGCAGGTAAGGCGTGGCCTGCTTGGTGTGCATCCAATCCGCATCAAACAGCAACCATGTCGGCCCCCAAAACAAGGATCTCTCGATGATCTGGTGCATCACATCGCGGCCCCAAGGCGGGTTTGTAATCACAACGTCGGCGCGGTTCATGTCTTCGCGTGTCAAAAATGACGCATCTGCCTGTTTCACGATCTTGTGGCGAGGCTCGACGTCATAAGCAGCAACACACTTGTGGCCATGTTTCTGCAAAATGCGGATCAAAGCCCCGTCACCGGCGCAAGGCTCCGCATAATATGACCCCTTGGGTAGGTGAGAAAGAAGCGGCAGGACCGCCTCCTCCGGTGTTGCATAGGCATCGAGCTTGTGCGGTTTAAAGTTGCTACGCTTGCCCATCTAAATATTTCTCCGCGTTTGGAAGCTCACGTTCAATCAGATATTTTTCATAAAAACTTTTTAGAACGGGAAGAACCGTGTGCAAAAATTTATCGTCCCGATCTATTCGCTCCAACGCATCCCCATATGGCGTCCACTGGTAGAAGTCACACCAATCGCGATCCGTAGCAAATAGCTGTATTTGCATCTGCGCGTAATAGTGGGTCTGCATTGCTGCCGTCTTGAATACCGGGGGTCTTTTGTACCGAATGCCAAACGGGCACTTGATCTCGACCAGTCCGCGATCGCCCACCAGTCCATCGGGGCTGGCCCCGAGCCAATGCTCGTATTGGTAGAAGGCGCACGGTTCAACCGTGTTGCCGGTGACCATCTCGTATTCAAGAAGGGCACCGGCCTCGTTCTGTACGCCCCAGTTAGTGGCTATGTTTCCCGTAAACTCACTGGGAGCCTTGTGCCAATCACGAACCATGCGGCGCAAGATGTCCGCTTGGTTCGCAAAGGGTGCGATACCGAGGATTGCTCCAACGGCTGAACCGGTCACCCGGCCCTTTCGAATGTTAAACCATTCCTCGGATCGCTGTTTCATTATCTTTCGTCCTTTAAAGGCCAGCCCAATATCTTACAAAGGTCATCGGATGGGTTTACTTCGTCCATTATAATTTTGCGTTCTCGCTCCAAAAGACCAATGACATCGCCAATCAGATCAATTTGAGCGGTTGTGCTAAGTTCATCAAAATAAGATGAAAATGTCACATCACCATCGATATAACCATCCGTCCATAATGTAGCAATTCGCTTGCCTTTATGACGATCTCCGTCCCAACCACGAGAAAATCTATCGGCCATCAAAGCACCTTGTAGGCTACGATGGTGCCTGTACCACATTCACGCCACAAGAAATTACAAGCCAAATGTGGTCCGTTTTTTTCGCCACTGCGAAGAAGCACTTCCACAGACGTATCGTCGTGAACCGGACATTCACCGGCAGTGTGCGCCTGCCATCCCAAAGTTCGGATTTTAGACAGGCTTTCCATCTTCTTATGCAGTTCGCGACCAGCGTTTACAGCATCTTCAAGGATGCGTTCAAGCTTGGTAATACGAACCGTAAGCTTTCCAAGCTTTTCGTCAAAGCTTGGCTCTCTGGTACGAAGCAACTCAACCCAATCTCGGGTGTCTGTCTTCTTTTCTACTGTCACCTTTGCAGGACGTCCGCGCTTTTTCTTAATCTCAACCATTTTAATCTCCTGTATTAAAGAAGTTCCATCATAGCATCTGCAATTGCAAAAGCTTGCTCAGCAATCCTATTTTCTTCTCCGATGCAATAGGTATTTTTAACAACATTTAAAGCAGCCATTGCAAATTGGTGCCTTAATGATCCGCCAACAGTATCAATATTGCTACTGACTTCTTCAATTGAACCATTGATCCTATTAAGCTGTTCTCGGATTTCACTTAAAACCAAAACCGTTTCATAGGGTACAGACATCATTCCCATTTTAATCTCCATATGTTGTTAAAGTGGGGGCGGCCACCGCCAGCCGCCCCCGTCCGTTCTAGTCCCCTTAGAACGGAATTCCATCATCGTCTTCTGCAGGGCGTGGCCGTGCAGCCTTGGACGCGCCAGCCTTCGGCGACACCGACGCAATCCAGTTGCCGGTCATCTTCTTGCCGTCGTCGCCGACCATATCCCAGATGTTGACCGTGATCTGCATCTGCTTGCCCGAAAGCGCCTTCTGCAGGTTGTTGTCATTCGGTTCCTTGCCGCTGGCCACCAATGCGCCACCGGCGTTCTTGTCGATAGCGAAAAGCATGCGCTTGGCCTTGTCCTTGGCCTTCTCTGGGTCTTTCTGGCGCGGCTTGTCGTCGATGCACCAAATCTTCTGGAAGACCTTGCGGTTCTTGTATTCCGCAGGCGTCAGGACCGACCAGCGGATTGAGACAAACTCGTTGCCGTCACGGTCTTCATCGATCTTTGCCTCGTCGATGGCAGCCAGCAGGCCGGTGCCATCAGGGATCGGGGTAAAGTTACCGCCGCCGGTTTCAAATTCGCCGCCGGTCTTGTGGATGTCATCGCCATCCGAGAGGTTCCAATAATCAACCATTTACTTTTTCCTTCTTCAATACAACGCTAAGTGATGGGATATAGGCTTCGAGGGGGTTTTTACCCAGCTCGACAATCAGTGGCTCGGTAATGCCGTAGCGGTTTTTAGACACATTGGCTGCCGCTGCATGTGTGATCAGCACACGAGTTCCGTCGGAGATGGCTTTCTTGCGGTCGCCGTCACCTTTCGTAAAAGTTTCAAGCTTAAGAAAGCCCACGACATCTACATCATCGACATAGGGTGCCATCGACTTGGCATGCAGGCGCAGGCCGTACTTGCTAAACGAATCATCATCCGGTGGATTTTCAGTGCCGATTTCGACATGGGCAATGAACACGGTATGCATGCCGCGCTTTTCAGCGAGGATAGAAGCAGCCTTGCGCAAACGCTGATGCATGATTGCGACAGCCTCGCGGCCAGCGCCATAGCCACCAGCAGCCTGCTGGATGTTTGTGGCCTTCTTGTTGTCCTTCGCGATGACATCCGCGATAAACATGCGCTCCAGGGCCGTGATGCTATCAACGACCAAGGTCTTGTAGCCATGCTCCTCGCCCATCAGACCCTTAAGCTGGTTCCAAAGGTCTTCGACGTCATTAATGACGGGGAAAACATCCGGCTTTAGATTTTCGGGGATTGATTGAACACCATCTTCAGCACGAATAAAGATCGGCTTGGGAAACGAGGCAGCAAGTGTGGTTTTACCCATACCACTATCCCCGCAAAGCGTGACAACTACAGGCCTGTCACCCGGCTTTTTTATCGTATCTAAAATGCCCATTGGCATATCTCCTCTGTTTCAACGTGTTGACAAATGACAGCAGGTTGTGTGATTGTCAACACCACAATATTGAAAGAGGCA